TGATAGTATTGTGGTCTTCTTTAGTTAATTTTTTAAGTGTCAACTCTAACACTTGCTCGAAAGCAGTAGTTCCATTCTCTCTACTTGATTGAATGTTCTCTGTATAGGTAGAGTTTCCTCTAACTTCGTATTTGTAAGCACTTGGAGAACCAGCTACAGCATCAATTACATCTGTATCTGTACCATCATATGTTATACTGGTTATATCTCCAAAATTTACAAAATAAACAGCATTGATTCCTCCAACACTATCTTTACAAGGTTCTGTTCTACCTAAAGTAATATCACAAGCCATAATATTTATATTTTTATTTATTAGTTATAAAAAAAGGGTAGGTAGTAATTACCTACCCTTCTTTCTGTTTATTTATTTGAATCTTAGATTCCGTAAGTTACGATGTCTTCAACAACTCCGTACTGTACACCAGCAGTGAAACGCATTATGATTCTAACATTCTGACTTCCGTCAAGGTCTGCCATATCCAATACTTTTACTTCTTGGTGATCTGATAATAAACCAGTTCCAAATTGTAAGTTATCTTTAGTAGTTGCTACTGCAGTATTTGCTGCTAATCCGTTAGCCATAAAGATTTTTACACCATCAAAGTATAAGATGTTGATGTCTTGGTTGTTTCCTTGAGAACCTACACCAGCAGCACCTTGTCCTCCTGATTGGAATCCTCCTAATGCTCTCTTGTATGCTCTAAAGATGTTTTGAGATACATAGATAAACAAATCATCTCTACCATATAAAGCAGAAGGGATTTGATCAACTACTTTTCCTAACTCATCTATTACGTTAGCAGCAGTTACAGTAGTTCCTGTAATTTGTTGTGCAGCAGGTAAAGCAGCATCAGCAGCTAATAGAGTAGAGAATCCATCAAATGAACCTTCTCCATCTGCTCCTGCCCATATGTTCTGCTCATTCTTTTGTGCTACTTTAGAAGCAACATAAGAGATTAAGTAGTCTTGGAAAGAAGATGGTAAGTTGTCAAATGCAGAATATCCCATTTGGATCGCATCCCAATCAGAACGGAAATCTTTCTTACATAGTTCTAAGTTAACTTGTAATTCCTTTGGTTCAAGGATTCTTTCAGTTAAAGTCAAAGTTGAAGTATCAGAAAAGTCGCAAGTACCATTTTTGGTAATTCCGTCTAATTCTAATCTTTTTACAACTTCTTTAAATTTTACATTTGGTCGGATAGTTAACCCACCATTTGCAATAGTGTTACCTGATAATAATGCAGCAGAAATATATTTCCCTGCTGATTCTCCAGCGTAAGTAGTAGTAATACTTGTAGTAGTAGCCATTGTTTACAATTTTTAATTAAATAACATTCTATTGACTCTTTGTTCAATAGTCATAGGTTGATTTAGGTTTGATAATAAATTCTTTTTAGTCTCTATCGAGTTCTCTGGAGAATGTACAACTTCTTCTACATCCTCAGATAATTCAACTTCTTCTTGTTTTGATAACTCCTCTGGAATGTCTTTTACATCACCCATTGGCTTATCTTCGATCAACGCTTTGATCATAGAAAGTAGTTCTGCTTTTACTGCTGATAACTCATCAGAAGTAGCGTAACTCATAGAAGGAGATTCAACTTCCTCTTCGATTACAACCTCTTCTGCTGGTTCTTCAGCAAGTACAACTTCTTCTACTTCCTCTTTAACTTCTTCAGTTACTTCCTCTGTAGATAATTCTACTGACTCTTCAACTGCGATGTCTTCAGATTTCAATTCTTCCTTAGAAAGATTTAAAAGGTCTTTAACATTGTTAAGGATTTCTGTTGCTTTCATACTTATTGGTTTATATTAATATAACTATTTAAAAATTTACTGTCGTATTTTACTCTTCTGATTCCTTGTAAATAGAGCCTATACCTTGCTTCCAATAATCAGGTGCTTTACACTTGCTATTGTTTTTATTCTTATCACACTTTATAGAATAAGTATTCTTACACTTGCAATAAACTGCTCTCATACTATTTATCTATTTGCTTTAGTTTTCTAATTGCCCATTCAACTCCACTTGTTCCTCCCCAAGCATCCCACATAATACCTCCACACCCTTCCGAATAAGGTACGTCTTTATGTTGCTGATGTCTTTTAAATGATGCCATTCTTGCAATAGTATCTCTACTTATAGCTTTTCCACTTGCTAATTGGTTTGCTCTTGTCCATCCTACACTTGTACCACAAGAACTTCCGTTTTCTTTCTTGTACTTTAACGCTCTCTTAGCATTGTTCTTTGCACTTTCTGGATAATCACTATAAGATTCTAACTCTTGTTCTTTGTATTTTTTAGGTTTAGTATGTGTCCAACCTTTTTTAGTGTACTTATCGTGTTCCTCCTTATTAACTATCTTAACTTCATCACCAGTTTTAGGGTCATACATAAAGTGAGGATATTCTACTAACTCTTCTTTAAGCATATTCTTTATTTGCTCTAATACATCAGCAGCTTCTATCTCCTCAACATCTTCTACGTTATCACTAAACATACCTTCTATACTTAATCCTAAGTATTTACCAGCTTTCACATCTTCCCATACCTCATCGTTATCTATCTTCATAGTAACTGCCCAAGCACCTTGTACTGCATTTAATCCATATAAAGCAGTCTTATCTTTCTCAGGGTCTTCTACTATCCAAGATTCTATTACAGATACACCACTCGTCATTTGATCATCGTGTTCTAATGTTGCATTGTTTATTTTAAGACGTTTTAAGTATAGTTCAGAGGCTTTTCTTACAGTATCTTTAGAGAATACTATATTGTATTCGTAATCGCCTCTACGTCTGTATATCAGCTTATCTGGAACTAACGCAAGTCCAACTATAATTCTTTTATCAGAATCTATTGTTTTGAACTCTACTTTATGTTTACTTAATGCAATAAAGTTCTCTTCTATCGCAGGAGACTCAACCAAAGAGATAGCTTCAATACCATCTTCTTCTCTTGACTCATCTATAAACAATTCTATTGTATCTAATCCTTCCATATTTAACTTCTTTATATTATGTTAACTTAACTTGTTGTATTTTGTTTTATTTTAAGTACCTGCTTGACCTACGATCATACCATCTAACTGTTGTTGAGTAGTAACATCTCTTGATACTACATAAGCCTTTAATGGCTTACCAAATTGTGCTTGTATAGCGTTTATAAGTAAGTTATCATTAGACCTACCTACTATGTTAAACGAAGGTTCTGCACGTTCAGACGCTCCTCCACTTGCTCCACCACCACCAACATTAACAGGTGTTGCTGCTGATGATGATTGATACTTTTGTCTTGCAATAGCTGCTACTTGTAATAAACCACCTGCCATAGCTATAGCTGCATTCGTCTTCGCTCTTACTAAACCTACTGTTGGGTCAGCTATATTAACTGGTTGTGCTAATGTATTTCTGTAAACAGAACTTGCAGCAGCGTAGGTATCAACCAAAGCAGCAGATATATTAAATGCTTTTTGAGTATTAAATGCTTTCTTCTTTATAGCTTCTTGTCTAACTCTTAAATTCTCGTCATTCCGAGCTATTTCATTTTGAATACTTTTTCTTTGGTCTTTAGATAGGTTTTCATTAAGCAACCTATCATTTAACTCTTTATTTAAAACATTAGTTTTGTTTTGTTCTATAGTTAATTCCCTTTCAAATTGATTATCAATAAATTCGGATAATCCTGACATTATTGTTTTGTAAGTATCTACAAACTCTTTAATCTTATCTAACTCTGATTTTTCATCAGCACCCTCTTCTTTATCTCCACTACCTATACCAAAAGCATCTAATCTAACTTTTTTTAACTTATTAAACATTTTAAATATAGATTCATACTTCGTCTCAAAAGTACCACCTTCTCCAAGTTCCTTATTCCTCTCTTCAAAAGAATCAGATAGTAATTTACTTGTATCTGTCCTTGCAGAATCTATAAGAGAATCTTTTTGAGCCTTACTTAATTTATCATTCTTCTTAATAGAATCTTCATAAGCTAAAAGTCTAAGTTTAGCTTCCTCTTGAAAAGTCTTATACTTACCTTCTAATACTTCCTTTTCAGTCTTTTTCTTTAATTTAAGAGTTGCAAACTCATTATCTAATTGCAGTCTTAAAAACTTCTCTTGATATTTTCTTTTTATTACATCTTTTTCCTTTGAAGTTTTAGCACTAAGTAATTCTTCTGACTGAGAATTTTTTAATTGTTGTACTTTTATCTTATTAGAGTAAGAAAGTAAAATAGCCTCATTGCTTTTAACGTCTAATTCTAATTCCTTACCTGTTTTAAATGGAGATATTTTTGACCCTTTGCCACCTTTTGTCTTTTTACCTTCAATAGCTTCAATAGCTTTTTGAGTTTCATTTATATCTTTAGTTAATTCTTTATATTTTTCAGATGTTTTTGATAATGTCTCTCTTTTTAGCTGTTGATCTTTTAATGTGTTTTTTAATCCTTTTAAACTGTCTTTTTCGGCTGCTGATAATTTATCTTGTTCTTCTTTTAATTTCCTTATAACACTAATATTTTTATTGTAAGTTTCGAGTCTTGTTGTTTCTAATTCACTAACTTTTATAGCTCTTTGCTCATAGTCTCCTAATCTTTTAGTTAAATTACCCCATTGAGCTATTCTTCTTGCTTCCAGTTTTTCTTGTTCTGAAAGAGCATTGTATTGCTCTATGGTAATTCCTTTCATTTTTTTACTAAAAAGTAATTCAAATTCAGAGTTTATTCTTCTTTTATCAGTTATATCTTCATCTAAATCAGCTAACTCCTCAGTCAATTCTTTTAGCTCTTCATCTGACTTTTTAGCAAGTGCCCTGTATTCTATGTATTCTAAAATCTTATCATTAGTATTAGCTTGAGATATGTAAAGGTTATCTAAAGTATTAACCAAATTATCTAAATCTCCTTTAAAATCCGAAGCTGAACTTGAAGCTGAATCCATACCTACTTTAAAATAATCTAATAAAGCTATTACTCCTTGAAAAGCTATAAGTATTCCAGCAGGTCCGATTAACCCTTTAAGTAGATTACCTACAGCTCCAGTAAAACCTACTGACTTACCTGTAGCAGCATCAGTAGCCTTAGACATAAAGAATAAGTTAGAGGCTAATTGTTGTAAGTTGTTGGCAACACCTCTAATACCATAAGGCATATCAGAAAGAACCCTACCGAGTTCAAGAGTAGCTGAAGTACTTGCACCAGCAGCCGTCTTAAAGCCTCCAACTGACTTCTCAAGTCTTTTGAATTGGTCTGTAGTTACTTTTACTTGACCATCCATTTTAAGTTTACTTGTAGTAAAGTTACCTAAAGAATTACTTAAATCCTTTATAGCTACACCAGACTTTATAACTTGGTTTTCAAAGTTCTTTAATGTAACTGTTGAGCCACCTTTTTCAATTTGTATCTTTAAAAGTATTTTATTATCGTCAGCCATTATCTTGTTAGTTTTTTTCTTTTTATATTTGTTCTTAACTCTCTGAAATTAGAAGGCATTTCGTATAGTCCTTTAGCTATATTGACATCCTTATCTTCAATTAACCACTCGTTATTCCTTAGTAATTCTAATGTTTCTCTTATCATTATTGCGTTGTTGTTACTGTTATTGAATTTGAAAGAGCTGACTCATTACCAGAAGCATCAAATGCACTTACTCTAACTATGTATGCAGTTCCTCCAGATAATCCTGTTACCTCGTATGTTGTTACATTACCTGCTGCAAGAATTATATCTCCTTGATTCAAGTCTATATTGTAACCTACGACACCAACATTGTCTGTTGAAGCAGTCCAAGTTATTGAGAAACTTGTTGATGTTACTGAACCTTGTACTTCTTGTAAGTTAGTAGGAGCAGTTGGTGCTTCAAAGTCAATAGGAATATTAACATAGTCGTTAATTAACTCTATCTCTGATTTACCTGTGTAAAAATCTGTCTCTATTGAGTTGATCTTATAACTTTTACCTGAATAAACAAATCTATCTGCTAATGTGTATTTGTATAGTATTCTTAATGGTAAATAAGCACTTATCTTTTTTAACCTATTAGATTCATCAAAAACGTTTGAAATATAGTTTTTATGGTAGTTATTAAATAGCACATTCCTTGTAGTAACTAAATCCCATTCATCTTTCTCAGGAGTGAAATTTATAGATTGTCTATCCTGTGGTAAAGTAGCTTGTAAATCTGAATTTGTAGGTGCATAATAAGATGATATTGGTTCGTGGTCTATGGCTTCATTATCTCCATTTACGTCATTCACAAACGATATTCTTTCATCTGTAGTAAGTGTTTTTCTACACATATAAAATATTAAAGGTTTACCAATATAACTCTGTTGATTATCATCTACACAGAAACCCCACTGTATATCCGTAGGAGGATTAGGGTCATCTATATCTAATAATCTCTCAAACTTCATATGTTCAAAAGGTATTTCGTTTTTAAATATACCCTCAGATAAAATAACTCCATCAGAACCCTTATACTCTTCTGTACCCCATTCTTCGTTAAACAACTGCTCGTGTCGCTTCGCTAAAAAAGTACCTAAACCCTTGTAAGAATAAACTACTTCTCTAAAAGGTAATGCAGAATTAACTTGTGATGAATCTACATCTACATACTTTGTAATATCATAAGGAGAACCTGCAGATGGGTTATCATAATAGTCATCTAAAGTTTTTACAACCATCTCACTACCTTCAACATAAGCAACAAGATTAAACATCTTAAACAATGATGTTAAGAAATCTAATACCTTTATTTTAGGTATCTGCTGAGTAATATTAAAATCAATATCCACAGTAATATTAAAATTTGAACTCGTATATGTCTCCCATATAAAATCTTCTTCGCTATCATAATAAGTATAACTCCAATCAGCTCTATCAAATGTAATAGTTTGAGCAGAACTTATCTGAATAGTGTATGATGAATTATTAGATACAGATATACTTGCGTTAGTGAGGTTACCAGTTAATCCTGAAGCAGAATACACAGAAACACCATCTCTAAATACAGTAACAGAATAATCTACATTTGTAGTTGTAGTGATAAGACTTAATTTTAGTACTTGATTGTTAAAGTAATATCCATCATATAAAGTAAGTACACTATCCTCCATAAAACTACCATTATAAAGACTGTAATCAGTAAAATCATTAACTGTATAAATAGATGTTTTTAATTGTTCTCCACTTGTAACCTCACCTTTAGACCTATGTAACCACATATACAAGTTATCAAAAGAAGAATCCCCTCCTTTAAAGAAATCATTACTAAAATTTAATCCGTATTTCTCTTCTATAGCTTTTATTATAACACTTAATTTTATAGCGTATTTAAGCTCGTTGTATTTAACTCCTTTTACGTGCTGACCACTTCCTGAATGATAGTGCAAATTACCACTATCAGCTTCATCTTTAGATGTGTCTCCATCGTAAAAAAGCCTTTGAGTATGTGTTATTAAAGGAACTTGTATTGGAGCTACATAATCAACGCTATCAACATCTTTAGTTATAGATGTTGTTAAATATTCCTTTATATCTCCTTCGGTTGTTTTTAAATTATCACCATTTGGTTTTTTACTAAATTTATCTAACCAAGATAAAGATGCTAATAAATCATCTCCTAATAGGTTTTTTAACGATATAGTATTACCAAAGAAAGTTATTCTATATGTATTAGCAATATTACTTTTTAAATCAACCCCTTCAAGTTTAATATAACCATTTCTAAAAGGAATAGAGTTAAGTTCTATGTTCGCAGGTACTCTTATCCTTGCATCAAAACCATTCTGAATATCATTATTATAAAAGTGTTTAAATATTTTGTTATTGGTTTTACTTGCTGGTAAACTAAATGTTTGAGAGTACTCTGTAAATACTTTACTAATGTCTCTAACATCTTTTATAGTATCAGTAATACTAATACCAACATCATCAAACATATCAACTCTTTGACCATCTATGTATAACTGAGTTATTTGCATCTATCTTATATTATTTATAGTATCGAATGATTTATCAAATTCTATTGTGTATTGTACTAATTTGTCGTTTAAAGAAGTCTTGTAAGTAATAAAATCTGTTTTAACATTGATCGGCAACACTTGTTCTCCCTTATCAGTTATGTTAGTAACCCAAACCTTTTCAGAAAGCATCATTTGTTCAAATACTTCATTGTATTCTTCACTTAAAAAACCACTACTCAAAGTAACTGATCCTTTTCCTA